ACTGAAGAAACTAAAGACGAAGAAGTAAAAGAAACTTCAGACGAAGCTAAAGACGAACAAGTCGACGAAGTTGTTGAATTAGAAGACGAAGCAACAGAGTCAGAACAATCAGAACAATCAGATGAAGAGTCTATCGAAGAAGTTGGCGGTGACGCTACTGATGAATTAGTAAAAGACATCAGTGCAGACGAAGAAGGCGCTAGAGAGATGGACATGGACGGTGACAAAGCCGCTGATGACATGGGCAAAGACATGGATGCTGACGGTGATGACAAAGATGCTGAGGACATGGAAGACAGAGTAGTTGATTTAGAAGACGCTTTAGACGAACTAAAAGCAGAATTTGAAGCAATGATGGCAAAGAAAGACGGTGACGACGAAGATAAAGACGAAGCTGTTGAAATGCCAGCAGAAACTCCAGAAATGCCAGTTGAGAAGCAAAATAGTCAGACAAAGAAAGACATGAAAAAAGAGGCAATGCACAAAGACAAAGGCATGAAGAAAGAGGCAATGCACAAAGATAAGAAAAAAATGGATGAATACAAAATCCAAAAAAGTGCAGACAACGCCGATCATGCTGACTCAAAAGGTTCACCAGTTAACTCTAAAGTAAAGAGTGCAGGCGGTTCAACACATAATATCGCTAAAGGTGGAGCAGATGAGAAAGGTCGACCGGCACCAACTGCTCAAAAAATGAGTGATTTTGAGAACACTCCAGGCAAAGACAAAGGCACATCAATGAAAAAAGAGATGAAGCCAATGACTGCGGATGGTTCAGACAAATCAGCTAAAAGTCCAGTTAACGCAAAAGCGTAATTAGGCTTAAATTAAGGAGTTTGGAATGTCACTATATCTTAGAGAACATCTAACTTACGATCAGGCCAGAGTACAGGTCTTACACGAGAATGACGGTAAGGATTTGTACATGAAGGGAATCTGTATTCAAGGAGGCATTAAGAACGCTAACCAAAGAGTATATCCAGTGAATGAAATTGGAAAAGCGGTTAAAACACTTAATGATCAGATCGGTTCAGGTTATTCTGTTCTTGGAGAAGTAGATCATCCAGATGATTTAAAAATTAATTTGGATCGTGTGTCACATATGATTGAAAATATGTGGATGGACGGTCCAAATGGATACGGCAAACTTAAAATTTTGCCAACACCAATGGGTCAACTTGTCAAAACTATGTTGGAATCAGGTGTGAAACTAGGCGTTTCTAGTAGAGGAAGTGGCAACATTTCCGAATACGGTGGCGGCGAAGTGTCAGACTTTGAGATCATCACAGTTGATGTTGTGGCCCAACCTTCGGCCCCGGGTGCTTACCCAACGCCAATTTACGAACACCTAATGAATACCAAGGGTGGAAACATGGCAAAGGGACTGGCGGCAGAAGTTAGAAATGACAAAAAAGCACAAAGGTATCTAAAAGATGCCCTAACAAACATAATAAAGGACCTAAAATAACATGATAGACGCAATATCAAAACTTGTTGAATCCGGAGCAATATCAGAAGATACTCAAAAGGCTATCCAAGATGCTTGGGAATCAAAAATCAAGGAAAATAAAGAGACTGTAGGTGCGGAACTACGTGAAGAGTTTGCAAAAAGATACGAACATGACAAAGCAAACATGATCGAGGCTATAGACAACATGATGACTGAGAAATTATCAGAAGAGATTTCAAAGTTTGTTGAAGATAGAAAAGCACTTGCACAAGAAAAAATCGCTTACAAAGAAAACGTAGGCAAACATTCTGGTAAATTGCAGGAATTCATAATGCAAAAATTATCAGAAGAGTTAAAAGAGTTACACACTGACCGTAAAGGTGTTCATGAAAACTTTAAGAAAATGGAAGAGTTTGTAGTAAACGCTCTTGCAAAAGAAATCAAAGAGTTCCATGAAGACAAAAAAGGCGTTGTGGAAACTAAAGTTAAACTAGTTGCAGAAGCCAAAAAACAAATGGCTAAGATGAAAGAAGCTTTCATTGCCAAATCTGCTAAGGTAGTAGAATCTGCTGTCAACAAAAAACTTGCTGAAGAAATTGCACAGTTGAAAGAAGACATCGAATCTGCTAGAGAAATTAACTTTGGTAAGAAAATATTCGAAGCGTTTGCTTCAGAGTATCAGAACTCATATCTTAATGAGAAATCTGAGACTTCGAAGCTGATGAAAGTTGTGGATGAAACTACACTTAAATTAAAAGACGCTGAGAAGGCTGTCGAAGAGAAACAAGCGGTGATTGAGTCCAAAGAAGCGGAAGCTAAAAGACAAGCGGACTTGATGGAACGCAAGGAAAAGATGGCTGAGATGCTCAAACCATTGGGCAAAGAGAAGAGTGAAGTAATGGCACAACTACTTGAAAGTGTACAAACTAACAAGTTGCAGGCTTCATTCGACAAGTATCTACCTCACGTGATGTCGGACAAACCAATTGCATCAACTAAGCAAGTTATTAGTGAAGCAAGTGGCGACAGAGCAAAAAGAGAAGATGCTGATTTAACAAATATCCGTAAGTTGGCGGGTATCTAATAAACTAAAGGGGAAAAGATCAAATGTCAGAACTATTTGAATCTAAATGGGGCGAAACAAAAGCCGCATTAACTGAAGGTTTACAAGGCAACAAGAAAAAGACTATGGATGTAGTCTTAGAAAACACTAAGAAGTACTTGGCTGAGCAGGCGACTGCAGGTGCCACTTCTGCTGGTAACGTTGCTACGTTAAACCGTGTGATCCTTCCAGTGATACGTAGGGTAATGCCTACTGTAATCGCGAACGAGATCGTTGGTGTACAACCAATGACTGGTCCGGTTGGACAGATCCACACACTAAGAATAAGATATGCAGACACAGTAAGTTCGAACACAACTGCTGGTGAAGAAGCATTATCTCCATTCAAAATTGCGAAAGCATACTCTGGTAACCAGAACAACACAACTCCTAAAGCGGCTTCTACAGCATCTTTAGAAGGTACAGGTGGTAAGAGATTATCAATCCAGATCTTGAAACAACCGGTTGAAGCAAAATCTAGAAAATTATCAGCTAGATGGACGTTTGAAGCGGCTCAAGATGCACAAGCACAGCAAGGGATTGATGTAGAAGCAGAAATCATGGCGGCGTTAGCACAAGAGATTACTGCTGAGATCGACCAAGAAATCATCGGCTCACTAAGAACATTAGCGGGTACGGCTTCTGAGTCTTTTGACCAATCTGCTGTTTCTGGTACTGCAACATTCGTTGGTGATGAACACGCGGCATTGGCTGTGTTAATCAACAGAGTTGCAAACCAAATCGCAACAAGAACAAGAAGAGGCGCTGGAAACTACGCAGTAGTATCTCCAACAGCTTTAACAGTTCTTCAATCTGCAACAACTTCAGCATTTGCTAGATCAACTGAAGGTTCGTTCGAAGCACCGACTAACACAAAATTTGTTGGTACATTGAACGCTTCAATGAGAGTATACGTTGACGCTTACGCGGCAGACGGTACATCAGTACTAGTTGGTTACAAAGGAGCAAGTGAGGCAGACGCACCAGCGTTCTATTGTCCTTACATTCCTTTAATGTCAAGTGGTGTTGTTCTTGATCCTGCAACTTTCGAACCAGTTGTTGGTTTCCTAACAAGATACGGTTATGTTGAATTAACAAACACTGCATCTTCACTAGGTAACGCGGCTGACTACGTAGGTTTAGTAGGAATCAGTTCAGGAAACTTAAAATTCAAGTAAGCCAAGGCTTATTATTTTCAAAGAAAGGCGGCTTTATGTCGCCTTTTTTTGTGGCGGTGGCATCCTGATTTAAATATCAAGTGCAATATTGTTTTCATCACATACCAAAAACGGCAGGAAGCAGTCTACAATTACGCTTGGCACACAGAGAATCCATAGGTGAATTACCAAATGGATCAACTCTTATTGTGTATCCTTTGTATGACCAAATACGATTTTATAGAGTCAGCGATGATCCTGAATTCGATTCCACACAACCTATCAAGAGTGCGTTCTTGCGAACATATCAAATACCCAAAACAGAAGGCAACGCCTCGATTGTTTGTGGACACTACACAAATGTAACACAACCAGGTAAACATTACGTATGGCTACGTGAACCTTTGATCAGAGACGTATCACATTTCAATTATGATTGCAAGTATGGCAACGAACTAACACGCAATTTTGCTGATCACCTGTCACAGATGTCAGGAAATTTTTTAGTGCTTTGGCTTTTTGGCAAATACATAGGCAGGCATGACTCTGTCACAATGGAGGACAGGTACAACACCGTGAGAAAAGTGTAAAAGAAA